TTCACACCGATAATTAATACAATGCCAATGGGTCTGCAAGCAGCGGGCCAACCAGCACAGGCACAAGCTCCAAAATCAGAACACGCCCCAGAAGATCTCATGAGGGTTGTTCATTATAATGCAGACCATTCTGGTTGTGGTCTCTGGCGTATGTCATGGCCAGCACACCTTATTAACTTCCATAATAAGGCAATGATTACTGAGTCTACAGTGATGATTACTGATCCAAGATGGTATCAAAATGTAAAAGCTATTCGTGTACAAAGACAAGCTACACCCCATCAATTACAATTCGTAAAATTCTTAAAGAGCATTCAAAATGAAATTGGATTTAAATTAATCTATGAAGTAGATGATGTTATCTTCCGTGAAGACATTCCCGATTACAATAAGTTCAAAACAGCTTTCGTAGCAGATGAGATTAGACAAAGTGCTATTGAGATTATTAATCTTTGTGATGAAATGACAGTAACATGTGATTATATGAAAGAACTGTATCGTGAACGTACAGGTAAGAATGAAATCACAGTAATTCCAAATTTCGTACCGAGATTCTGGATGGGCAATTATTTCAGCGAAGCAAAGGTATCTCGTAATTATGATAAACATAAGAAGAAGCCTCGTGTATTGTATGCAGGTTCTGGTGCACACTTTGATGTAGAAAATCGTGTAGGTCAAAAGGATGACTTTGAGCATGTATTAAAGGCAGTGATTGATTCCCGTAAGAAATATCAATGGGTATTCATTGGTGCATTCCCATTAGCCTTGCGTCCTTATATCCAAAATGGTGATATTGAATTCCATCCATGGCAAAAACTTTATGACTATCCTAAGAAGATTTCTGATTTAGAAATCCAAATGTCTGTTGCTCCATTACAAAATAATAGCTTCAATAAAGCCAAGTCAGACTTGAAATATATCGAGGCATGTTGTTATGGAATTCCTGTTGCATGTCAAGATATGGAAACCTATAAGGATGCCGAAGTTAAATTTAAGTCAGGTGACGAAATGTTAGATTGTATTGCAAAAGAATTAGGCAGGGCCGGTCATTATAAGAATCAAGCCATTCAAAGATATAAAGTAGCAGAGAATCGTTTCTTAGAACATGATCGTAATTTGGATTGTTATATGGAATTATATAAGTATCCTTATCGCGATCAAAACCGCGTCAATTTGAGACGATATAATCCTTGATTATAGTTGCGATACCTATTATCATTTTTCTATGATTGGGTATCGCAACGCTTGTTATAATCCTAAAGACCAAACCGTAGAAATTTATACGTGGTCAGACGATGGGGATCGTATTTCATATACAACGAAATACCATCCTTATTATTATTATGAAGACAAGAGAGGTAATGAAGTATCAATTTATAATACGCCATTAGCTAAGAGATCTTTTAATAATGCATATGAACGCCAGAAATATATTACAGAGTCTGGAATAAAGAGAGTGTATGAACATTTCGGTGCAGTACAACAGGCTTTATTAGATATCTTTTGGCAACATAATGAAGGGGATGATTTTTCTAAATTTCCTTTAAAGACATACTTTATTGATATTGAGGCTGTATGTAAAGATAGATTTCCTGATCCTACATTAGCCGATGTACCAATTAACGTATTAACAATATATGATTCTTTCTCAAAGAAGTTTTATGCTTGGGGGTTAAAACCATATAAAGCTAAGCGCAATGATGTTGTATATCATTATTGTAAGTCAGAAGAAGATCTTCTGGCGGGTGTTATTGAGTTCTTTAAGAATGATCCACCAGATGTATTATCAGGTTGGAACAGTGCAGGATTCGATATTCCATACATTATTAATCGATTGAAGAATATCTTCGGCGAAGCAGGTATGAATGAAATATCACCAGTAAAGAGAACCTATGTAAGAACCTTCATTGGCACATTCGGTAAGACACAAGCTAGTTATCATATTGATGGTATTTCGTGTGTAGATTACTTAGATGTATACAAGCGATTCTCTTTTGCAAATAGAGAAAGCTATAAATTAGATAGCATTGGTGAATTAGAATTGGGCGAGAAGAAAGTAGCTATTGAAAAGGATCTGTATGATGTCATGGTAGATGATTGGGATACGTTTATTGATTACAACATTCAGGACGTAAACATTTTGGTTAAGCTTGAAGAGAAACTACAATTCCTTTCATTGATTCGAATGATTTCATATATTGGATGCACAACATTTGAAGGCGCATTGGGTACATTAGGAATCATCACTGGTGCGGCAGCTATTCGCGCTAGAAAGAAAGGACAACGTATTTCCACGTTTATCAGAAAGGAAGATGATGGTTCTAGAAATCCGGGTGCATATGTTGCTGAACCATTAAATGGATTTCAAGAAGATATTGTATCATTTGATGCTAATTCACTATATCCCAACCTAATGATTTCATTGAACATGTCACCAGAAACAAAGGTAGGTAAGATCATCGAAACAACAGATGAAGATGTAACGGTACAGCATGTTAATGGGCAAGTCTTTAAATTATCAAAACCAAAATTTGCACAATTTGTTAAGAAAGAAGATGTAGCTATTAGTAAAGCAAAAGTCCTTTTTACACAAAAGAATAAAGGGATTGTACCAGAGATGGTAGACTTTTATTATCAAAAAAGAAAAGTCATTCAAACTGAATTAAAGAAATATAAGAAAGAATATTCAAATAAAGAATTAGCACAAGATAGAAAAGTATTTCTTGAAACAAAGATTACACAGCTTAACGCAAAGCAACAAAGTATAAAAATCTTTATTAATAGTTGTTACGGTTACTTCGGCAATAAACATGCACCTATTGGTGATGATGATATTGCTTCATCAATTACATTGACGGGGCAAGCTGTTATTAAGCAAGCAAGAGAGATTGCAAAGAAATATATTTCAAAACATAGCAATATTGTAGATGCAAAAACCTTAGAAACTGTTGCAATATATGGGGATACAGACAGCGTTTATTTATCATTGAAATTATTGCCTATTGAATTCAGTAGTAATGGTAAAATAACAAAAGAAGGATTTGAACATGCGGAAGGTTTAGAAAGTTCATTAAATGAAGAAATTCAAACCTGGGCTAAGAATGCTTTAAATTCAAAAGATTGTCGACTAGCATTTAAGAGAGAAGCAATGGCAGATGTAGGGCTCTTTTTAGAAAAGAAGCGCTATGTATTACATGTACTAGATGATGAAGGTATACCTTGTGATAAATGGAAATACACTGGTGTTGATGTAGTAAGAACAACAATGCCTAAGAACGTTAAACCATATGTAAAAAAGATCATCGAAACAATGTTAACTACAAAATCATGCGCCAAGACAAATGAAGTCTTAAAAGAAGCATATGATGTATTCCAAGCATTACCTATTGAAGACGTATCAAGAACCAGCGGCATTCGTGGTTATGAAAAATATGCTAATATGTGTCATGATTTTAAAGTAAGTAAAGGCATGCCTAATCATGTCAAGGCTGCTTATTTCCATAATATTATTTTAGATAAATTAAACTTATCAGGTAAACATGAGAAGATTGCTTCGGGTGATAAGATCAAATATTTCTATGTTCAGCAACCAAATAAGTACGGAATTAATTGTATTGGATTTAAGTATGTCTTTCCTGAAGAGTTTAAATCAATCTTTTTGCCCGACAGAGAATTATTATTTGAAAAGATTGTATATGCTGCTGTTGAAAGATTTTATCAATGTGTCAATTGGACACCTAGAAAACCAAGTGAGCAAGTCTTGTTCGAATTAGATGATTTATTCGGTGAATAAAGAGTTGACAAATATTGCATTATTACTAATATATTAAAGATGTCACAACTAATTTTTATTGACCAAATCGGAAGGACTATTGTCGGTGAAGAACTTTCACGTGATGGTGGTCGTTTAAAAGTAAAGAATCCATGCATGATTAATGTCAATCAATTGCAAAATGGGCAATTACAAGTTCAATTGTTTCCATTATTCTTTCCTGAATTTCTTTCAGAAGCTACGCGCAGTAGTGGTTCTGTTTTTGAATTTAATCTAGATAATCTCGCTTTGGGTGTTGGTGTAGAAGTAGACAGTCGTCTATTAGAACAATATACCCGTATTTGTAATCCACCACCTGTCGCTCAAACTTCTGACGAACCTCCTGTTATTAAGTTGTTTGATGAATAATTTTGTTTGCTGAGTGTTGTGTGTAAAATCCCG